ACCGTCACCGAAACCGGAACCTGAACCGAAACCGGAACCGTCACCGGAACCAATATTGTTTATTGTTGCCATACAGGAACACCTTCTATGCTTAGTCGTGCTTTTTCTGTTACTTCAATCACTTCAATTGCCTCTAATAGTTTTATTCTTTCAACTTCGACAGGGAATTTACACTTTTCAGGCTTACATGTTCCGTCAACCGCTAGCTGGCTAAGTGAGGAGGCTCCGTCCCAATACCATAATCGGCGAGCATTAACTAGATTAACTTCTTTATCTTTTCCGTAAGATTCAAGATATCCTGCGAATACTCCAGCCGAATAAGTTCTTACAATCACATAATTCATATAATTTAAAGTTTCTTTTTTAATATAAGTTTCACCATTTATTACTATTTCATTCATTATTTTTTTCCTTTTACTATAAATGTTTTGCTAAATAATATTTTTCTGCTACTGCTGTTGTCATTTTAATTCACTCCAATCTTGAGCCATAAAATCGCTAAATTGTGGGGTAAAAGATAATAATTCCATGGTGTTAACGACTAGAACTTTATCTGGCACGTCAAGATAGATATGCATCTCTTTCCACTCATTCCATTTAACTTTGAATCCACGGTTCAAATAATCAATAATATCGCAAAATTTATGCTCGCCTTCTACACCATCGACAAGCCATCCCTCGGACACCATAATGCCTTCATTATAAATAAAATGGGCTAATTTTGACGTATAGGATTTAACTTCTGAACCATCCATAAAGAAGTAAACACTGTCTATCCATGGTTGACGTGTAACTTTTGCGCCTTCTTTTAGCTTATCCATTGCTTCGCTGAATTTCATTATTCTATCTCCTAAAAGGTTGGGGTTGGCAGGGCTTTCACCTGCACCACTCTCGTTACCACAGTGCGTGACACTATTGGGCTCGTCCGAAGACACAATAAGAGGCTCTTTGGTCGATATCAGCCGTTTCGAGCTCCAACCCCATAACTTATTTTACTATCAAAGTAAGTATTATATTTATTCCTGCACAAAGCATCCCTGTTAGTATTGGAGTCAATTCCCATTTATAGGCAATTGAAACTCCAACACAAATGGAAGCTATTGTAGGCCACAATTCAATCATTTACCTCTCCAATTAGAATGGTATGTCATCCTCAGCAAAATGGTCATCTTCTACCTTTTTTTCTAATGGCTTTTGATCATCTTTCTTGATATAGTCCTCAACTTTGTTCTTGTCTGGGTATTTACTTTCAGCAGGCTTACCTTTTAACTTATCTTGTGGAATTTCGCCACCTTTTTCAACAGTAATTTTTACACGTACCCGATTGCCAATGGCAACTTCTGAACATAGTTTACCTTCTTCATATTGTGGCAACAGCCCTGCGGAATCAGCGAAGTGAATAACCTTCCACATCATGGTTTTTGTGAAAACTAGAAAATCTCGCACGTCACGCGCCTTTCCGGCTTCATTAAATACTTGCAAGGTGATGTCCATCATAGGGTTTCCGCTATTAGCAGAAACTTTGTCGAGAGACGCGGTAATTACCGCGTCATATTCACCTTCTTTAAGTAGGTTAAACCGCTCTTCAATAGCTTCCTGCTCTGTAATTGGTTGATATAAAAATCCCATTATATGTTTCTCCATGTTATGTTACGAACTATTCTGTCTATAGTGCTTATAGACACATTATAAATTTTTGATAATTCAGTGCAGTTGTTTTTAATTGAATAAAATCTATTTTTATCCGTATTTAATATTCCTGTATCTCGTATATATTTATGGCGACTCATGCTATTCACCCTTAAGCTTTGAGGCTAAATGGTCTATACATTTCTGAATGGCATCTTTTGGCATTTCTTCCCATTTTTCAGAGCAGGACTTGTCTAACCATTTTTGATATATCTCAACAGGAACTTTTATCAAATCAATTAATCGCAGTAATTCTTTAACTTGATCTCCTGTGGCTAACTCTTGAGCTACTGCATCGCGCTCTAGCAATTCTCGTCCATATCGTTTAGCTATCTCATCATATGAAAAGGGAAATGTTTCTGTGTCTGGAAAAGATTCAATGCGTGATTTCTTTATAATTCCAACTCTATCTTTTCCACGCTTGGATATTTCAAAAACTAAATCCATTAAATAATCTATTTTTTTATAGCAATCAAAAGTAGAACCAAGAACAGATAAATTTTGACCATATTCGTTTTTAGCATGGCTCGTAATAATTACATTCATATCGAGCCTTAACAAAAGATTCATAAGATGCTTAACCTTTTTGTTGGCATCAGCATAATGCTTTCCGAACTCGGTTCCATTTTTTAAAGCAGACTTATCCAACAAATCATTGTATAAAGTTGTTAAAGGGTCAATTACAAGCGTTTTGTATTCATGTTTTTCTGTTAACAAAGATTTTACTTCTGTCAAAACTTCATCAAAATCTGTAGTTTGAAATATAACCCCACCATTTTTTGAGAGCTTCTCTGTATATTGGCTGTTTTCACTTCCTCTTTCCGTGTCTATTAGATACACCTTAGGAAATGCTATAGACGCAGTTGTTTTACCAACTCCTGACGCTCCATAAAATAAAGCCTTCAATCTTTTTTGTATGCTTTCTGGTTTAACTGCTCGCAACGCCATTGTAATTCTCCTAACTAAGTTTAAAGTTGTGACCATTTAAGGTCTGCGATAAATTCCAGATGCGCACAGTTTCCTATACGCATGAAGCATTTATCTCTTCTTGAACAACCATAAGTACCAAGCTTTCTTAAAGTTCAATCGTTCTTTAGCTGTTATATAATCCTTCATGATCATTCTCCTAGTTTCCTGCGTTCATCCCAGTCTATAGATGGTGGTTGTGCATCATAATCAGGCTCTTCGCCATCTTCTAACTTTGTGATATGTCCTATTGCTGCAAACATTGCTTCCTGAGCAGTCTCAAACGTATCGTCTGATTCACGTATTACATTCGAGCCAGTCCAGAACTTATGCTGACCATCGTTATCAAGTATTTTGTAATAGGCTGCTTCTGCTGGATAGTCATCATCCATGTATGCCCATATCTCATAGTTATAACAGCTATAACGCTTTTCGCTAATCAGCCTCTCCATACGATATCTCCGTTATCCATGTCTTGATTAGAGTGATAACCGGCCTCACTCATTTCTTTGCAAAAATAGTCTTCACAGGCTGAGTTAAGTATCTCTTGCAGGCTGTTGTGATAGTACTTAAGTACGTTTACAGTGGTAACTTGCGCAAACTTGGCGCGTGTTTTTGGGTTTGAATCTTTAAGCATGGCGAGCATGGCGCAAAGGAAGTCGCTGTTTAGTGTTTGATCTTCGCCGTAGCAAGCCCATTCTATTTCACGGTCAATTGATTCTATGTATAGTCTGGCGAGCTCTAATTGGCATGGGGATGAAAGTTTATCAAGGTCAAGTTCGTAGTTGTCGCCTACGTGCTTGCCATAGCTATAAACTAGCTCATCTGTGTAGTTATTAAGATTGCGAGTATGCTCTGACAACCGTGTTACTCCTGTAAAACCCTTGTATTCAAAAGGGTCATCACTCCATGATGATTCTTGTTGTTGCTTTTGTGTGGTAGAATACGCTAAACTTAATGCGTTCATTAAATTATCCTCCTACGGATTTTTGTATGTTCACTGAGATGAAGGGGCAATCCTTCATCTCAACGCCTATCTTTACTACTCGTCTTTATCTTCTCTCTCAAACTCAAAGCCTGTTTTAATACCCTTCATATACCACTCATATGCCAGCTCAAACACTTTTGATTTTAATGCATCTTCATTCTTTATGTTAAAAATATGGTCTACTTGTGTTTTAAGCTTACTTTCAACCAACAACATGGAATCCTTCATACTCTACCTCTTCCATAAAAATACAATTATACATTTATATCTGACTGTGCCAACCTTTGCTCGTATTTTTTTTTATACTTGTTTACGCAGTCAACAATAATATCTGTCATAGACACTTCTTGCGTTGCTGCTGCCTTCTTTAAAAATAGCCATATGTCTTTGGGCATCCTCATGTTGAAGATTTTTAAGTCAACGCTCTTTTTTGCTGTAGTTTTGGTCATCAAATAATTCCTTGTTGTTATTCGCATTCATGTTGAATTGAACAATTGTACATATGTTTGTTTATGCGTGCAAGGAATATTTCGTATATTTATACATAAATAAGTAAATAAGTTGGGTGCTTGTAAATTGCGATAGAATACGGGATGATATGTTCAGAATTATATTGTTTAAATTGGTTGCTTTAGCTTTATAATAAAGGTGTTTTAAGGCAAAATACAGAGGTTAGCAGCAAGGTCAACTTCCAGTACTCTTGCTGCAAGTACATTATTTGAATGAATCGATCCGCCAAGATTAGTATTCATTCTATTTACAACCGGATGCCAAAAGATTGGCGAACTACGGCTTAGTGCATCCATACAACAGAGAGCATTATAAATCATGGCAATACAAAAGTACAAGCCTGAATTCGAAGAAGGCAGCCTTAGCAAACAATCTGTTCCATTCACCCAGCTATGCAATAAGACAATTCAGAATTGTACCAACATGGAAGCCATAGGCATGTGGGCTTATTTGCAAAGTAAGCCGGATGACTGGAGATTAAACCCCGTCCATTTAAAAACACACTTTAAGATTGGCAAGAATAAAGTGTACAAAATTCTAACTTACCTAATTGACGCAAAGCTGATTGTGCGACATGTGCAGATTAGTGTGCAAGGCACACGAATAAAAACGACTTACACAGTGTTAAACGGAACTGAATTTGTAGACCCAGCAACGGTTGTAGAGCAATGTGCACCACTTCCCCAATATCCAGAAGTGGATAATCCAGAAGTGGATAATAGGGACTATACAAAAGAAAGAGGTTTAAAAAAGAAAGAAGATATAAAAGAAACATCTAGTAATATAAGTGCAACTGACGTTGCACAGGAAAACGAAGCATGTGCTTTTAATACTTTATGGGATATATACCCCGTAAAGAAAAACAAAATACGAGCAAAGAAAATATGGGAACGAAAAAAGCTTAACAAAATAGCTGTTTTAATCTGCAATGATGTAAGCAACCGCCATGTCAATGACAGTGCTTGGGCTGATGAGCAATACATTCCTCACCCTTCAACTTACCTACAAAACGAACTATGGAATGATGAGATAACGAAGGCATCCCCTAATAAATGCGAACATCCTATAACCGCTTCTATTCGAGAATTCAAGAAAACCCATCAGTCAGATGAATTTAAAGCCTTACTGAACTAGGGGTTGTTGATGGATAAGTTTAATAGCATGCATGCTAAAGCGTTGTATTTGAGGTTTGCTGCCATTTACGACCATAAGTTTGTTAAGAGCTACCATGACGAAGACTTTAATTCTCTTTGGGAAAATGAGTGGTGTTGCGGTCTTGAAGATGTGAAGGTTAACACTATCAAGGAAGCATTGGACTATTGCAGGAAAAACCTTGAGTGGCCTCCAAGTATTTCTGAGTTTATAAAAATATGTGAATCTTACGCTGGCGTTCCATCCCTTAGTGATTGCGTAAAAGCTGCTATGAGGCGTGAGTTCAATCACCCATTGGCTTTAATGTGTTATCAATCGGTAGGCAATTGGGCTATGACCCATGAAACTGAAAAGGCTTTGGAGTCTAAATTCAAATCAGCCTATGCCGAATCTTTAACTAAGTTTAGAGAAACTCAAGAGCACAGCTGGGGCTTACTGGAGGCATATAATCAGCGACCCAAAGAACTTCCTGCGCCAAATAAAATCCATAGTGCTGGTGAAAGCAAAGCATTTCGTGAGTGCATGAACAAATGCCAAGAAGTACTTAAAGGTAAAAAAATACTTGGAGGCGGAAAGACCTACAAGCAGTTTGATGAGAATAAGATTAAGAAAGGCCATAGAGAATTTGACCAAGCAGTGTTTCATGAATACAAATTCTACTTGATGAGCATACCAGAGACTGAAACCATGATTTTACCGCCCGTCTACCTTATGGCGCGCAACAAGTTTTTAAACATGCTAGACCAACCAAAATGGTTAAAGAAGCAAGGTTATATACCGCCTAATCAACGTGAAGAACATGAATCAACTAGAACATTGAAGCCAACTAGAGTTTATAAGAACTTGGCAGGTGAATGATGAACAAGGGGCTATGGATAGCCAGAAAAAATTACTTATGTACGTTGATTAAAAAAGTGTCTGATGGTCACGGAGGTGACGACATTGAATTTTTAAGACAGCATTGCAAAGAGGTGATTGAAATGTCGCCTGATGAGAAGATTGAAGAAGCGATTGCGTGCTATACGGAAATGGTTAAGCAGTCAAAATATTATTTAAAGAGGCAATGATGAAGAAGCAAAAGAAAGTATTTAACCTAGGTGATAGCAAAGATGTTGCGGAGCTAAAGAAGCAATTGTATAGCAATGATGAGGTCAAGGATGGCAGCAAGAGCAGCGATACCAAGCGAGAGCAAAGAGCAAATGGCGCTAGTGAAATGGCTAAGTTACCACCCAATTGTTCGTGAGTTTTTTTGCAAGAACAACAATGAGGGAAAAAGAACGCCTTTACAAGGGCATTATTTGAAGTTATTAGGACTAAGGTCAGGTGTCAGTGACTTGTTTATTTACTATCCAACCAAGAACTATCATGGTTTATGGCTAGAGGTAAAGCGCAACAAAAAATACACTCCGTCCGAAAGAAAAGCACCGACTTGGATAGCGCAAGAAAAGTTTATTGAAACTGTAAAAAGCATTGGATATCAAGGGCTTTTCTGCTATGGTTGGAATGATGGTAAAAGAATAATTGAAGATTATCTCCTCGATTAATATTTTATTATTAACTTCCTTGTATTAAGTTCGTCCTTGTTATAGTTGACCCGCTTCGGCGGGTTTTCTATGCGTAATTTTATGCGTGTGCTATTATTAAATTAACACTTCCACAAGGACGCTTTATGCCTAAGTTTAGCAAGGCATCATTCTCTGAGCTATCAACGTGTCACCATGATTTGCAAGTCTTATTCTTTGAGGTCATCAAATCGTTTGATTGCTCAATCATTGGGGGTTCCCGTAATCAGGAAGACCAAGACCGCGCCTTTGCTAATGGCAATTCAAAGCTACGTTGGCCACACGGAAAGCATAATCGCCAGCCGTCTATGGCTGTTGATGTATCTCCTTACCCCATTGACTGGAAAAATGACAAGCGGTTTTATTGGTTCGCTGGCTACGTCATGGGTATGGCTCAAAAGTTAAAGGATGAGGGCAAGATGACTCATGCTGTGCGATTTGGTGGTGACTGGGACAGTGATACGAATATAGATAACGAACGGTTCAAAGATTTGGTACACTTTGAGTTAGTGGAGTAACACAAGGGGATCGCCATGAAGAAGCTGAAAGATTATATGAAAAAGAATCCTCAGGTTGCTTTGACCGCGCCAGCTCTGTTAAGTTTCACAACTTTCTTGACTAACTTATTTTATGCATTAAGAGATGGAAATATTGACACTAACGAGTATTATCAACTTCTTGCAACTATTGATGGCTTTGAGACCGTTGTGTTGTTTGTAATTATGGTCGCAATAAATAAAAGAAAGTAGTATTATACATTTATTGAAAAAACCGCTAAGGATAGCAAATATGTCACTACCAATTCATTCGCAAGCGACATGTCTAATCAGCGAATTGAATCCTTTCCCAAAAAACTCACGAACTCATAGCGATGAACAAGTCGCACAAATAGCGCAATCAATTAAACAATTTGGTTTCACAAACCCCATCCTCATTGATGAAAACAATACAATCATTGCAGGTCACGGGCGTGTGCTTGCGGCTTGTGATCTTGATATGGTTGAGCTGCCTTGCGTTATATTAAAAGGACTTAGCGAGGCTCAGAGGCGTGCTTATGTCATTGCCGATAACAAGCTTGCTCTTAACGCTGGATGGGATGTTGATATCCTGTTAGCTGAGATTCAATTGTTAAAGGATGACGGCTTTGATGTTGATTTGACGGGCTTTAGCTTGGATGAACTTGAGGCGTTAACACCGCAGGTCATTAGTGTTGGTTTGACTGATGATGATGCGGTTCCTGATGCGCCTAGTGAGCCTGTTACAAAACTGGGTGATGTTTGGTTGCTTGGTAATCATAGATTACTTTGCGGTAGTAGCACGGTTATCACGGACGTTGATAAGCTGCTTGCCGGTCAACAGCCGAATACTATGGTTACCGACCCACCTTATGGGGTTAAGTATGAGGCTGACTGGCGTGCTAAGGCGAAAGGCGTTAATAAAACTGAACGTGAAGAAAATAGCAACCTACTGAATGACGATCAAGCTGATTGGTATGACGCTTACGTGCTGTTTACAGGTTCTGTGGCCTATGTCTGGCATGCCTCCGCTTTTACAGACGTTGTTATGGACGGCCTACGTAGGGCAAATTTCGATATTAAGCAGCAGATTATTTGGAATAAGAATGTCCACGCTTTATCGCGCTCTGACTATCATTGGAAGCATGAACCTTGTTGGTATGCGGTCAAGAAATCAGGAGAACGTAATTGGAAAGGTGGACGCACACAAATGACTGTTTGGGATGTTGCGAGCGTTGGAAGTGAAAAAGACAAGACCGCACACCCTACCCAAAAGCCGGTTGAGTTGTTTATACGTTCTATCAATCACCATACGAACCCCGGTGAATATGTTTACGATCCTTTCGCAGGTTCCGGCACGATTGCCATAGCTTGCGAAAAGACAGCCAGACGTGCGCTTATGATGGAACTTGACCCAAAGTATTGCGATGTTATCGTTAAGCGTTGGGAACAGTTCACGGGTAAGAAGGCGGTGCTTAATGGAGTATGAAGGAGCGGCAACAGGAAGACCATCTAAGTTTACATCTGAAAACAAAGAGAAACTTTTAATCGCTCTTCAGAAAGGTGCACCCTATGAATTAGCCTGTAATTACGCAGGTATTTGCTACAACACTTTTCTGAATTGGAAGCGCAAAGCAGAAGTTGAAAATATACCTTGCTTTGTGGAGTTTTTTAATGACTTAAAGAAGGCCGAAGGACAAACAGCACTAATCTGGCTTGATAAGATTGATAAAGCAATGAATGAAGGTGCATGGCAAGCAGCCGCTTGGAAGCTCGAAAGACGCCACAATAAGTACTTTAGTTCGCAAGCTGGAATCATTGAAATGAATGAACGATTAGATAAACTTGAGAAGTCCGATAAAATTACTCCTATTATTACGGATGATACAAAAGATGAGTAAATTGTTAGAATTATGTTCAACAGAAAAGCGTGCAGCACTTATTGATGCTGTAAGTCATCGTATTCATTTCAACCTAGCAGCAGAGGCTAATGGTATCAGCAGCAATACGATGAAAGGTTGGATTGATAAAGCGCAGGCCGATATGACTTTGGGAGTTGAGAATGAGCACACTGAATTTTACGCAGCAATGACTCGTGCACAAATGACTAAGATTCGCGAACATTTGGATATCATTTCATCGCGCCCTGAGGGATGGGAAGCTGACGCTTGGATTTTGAGCAGTGTTTATGGAGTAAAATAAAATGGCCATGGATAACAAAGCAAAGAAACAAATGATGAAGAGTGAGAGCCCACATGCTAAGCATGAGAAACACTTGTTCGATAAGCCTAAGGCTTTTAAGCTACCTAAGAAGAATTGTAAATAAGGCAGTATCATGTTAGGCACGAACATCATAAAAGGAATTAAACATGCCAGTTATCCCAAATAAGTGGTTAGAGAAAGAGAAGAAGAAAAAGACTCATGAAACAGCCCCGGCTTATGAGTTTAATCAAGTCAATACATGGGTTCCGAGCAACTCAAAGGAATCAAAAGATCGACACACTAACGCTGCTCGTGCCATGTATAAGCAAACCTTGCGTGGGGTAAGAAAATAAATGCAATGTAGAGCGTGTGGCTACCCTGATTCGCATGTCGTTGACACGAAAAAGGATGATAGAACCAACCAGATTATACGCCGCCGCGAATGTATTAAGTGTGGAGTACGATATAATACACAAGAGCATGTACACACCAATAAACCAAATTACAAAACGCCTCCACCACGGGGGATATTGGAGAAATGAATCTAACAGCATCAGGGTTGGCAAAACGTATCGCAGAAATTGAGCACGCAAGAAAGCGTGGTGTATCAAAGCAAATCACAATAACCGAAGACAGGATGGTCATTCATGCTCAAGAACAGGATAAGCTCTATATTCCAACTACGACTGGTCATATTGCTCATAACGATGACAGCTTTGTGCGTGTCATTATGGGCCCTTATGGAAGTGGAAAATCTACGTGGGCAATTACAGAAATCGTTAGAAGAGCTTGTAGCGTCCCGGTGTGGCATCACGGTCGAAGAAGGAGCAGATGGGGGATTGTACGTAATACAAGTGGAGAATTAGCCACCACTACCTTAGCAACCTGGCTAGCTTGGTTTGAGGACTTAGGTGATGTTCGTAAGCGTCAGAAGCCAATAATGACTTATGAGCATGCGTTCAATGATGGCCATGGCATCGTAGAACTAGAGCTGCTATTTATCGCTCTAGATAGGCCAGAGGACGTCAGAAAGATAAAGTCTTTGGAATTGACCGGCTGTTACATCAACGAGCTCTCAGAGGTTCCTAAGGCCGCTCTAGCGCATATGAAAGGACGGGTGAATCGTTATCCATCCAAGGCATTTTGCCCAGAGCCGTACTGGTCAGGTATTATTGCAGACACCAACCCTCCAGAGGATGACCATTGGATATTCAAAGACTTTGAAGAGCAAGCATTTGAACATCACAGACTATTTAAACAACCGCCGGGATTGCTCAAAAATGATGATAATAAATGGGTTCGCAATCCTAATGCTGATAATGCTAACCACTTACCTGATAATTACTACGAAATGTTGGCAGAGGGACAATCCCAAGAATTTATTAAAGTGTTTTGTCTTGGTGAATATGGTTCTGTTGGGTTTGGTAAGCGAGTTTTTCCTGAATTTAATCCTGATTTTCACGCTGTCGATACTTTGGATGCTATCCAAGGTCAGCAACTCATTCTTGGTTGGGACTTTGGCCTTACTCCTGCTTGCGTTGTTATGCAGTTATCAGCTCGTGGACAACTGTTAGTACTGAAAGAGTATGTGGGTGATGGCATGGGAATAAGAACCTTTGCAGACTCGATTGTAATACCAGGCTTGTTGACAGACTTCCCGTATTGTAAGGTTGGCGACCTATCGATTGGCGATCCAGCAGGGAATGCCAGAAATGAAATCGTTGAAGAAATGTCTTGCATTGGCGAATTAAACTCGCTTGGCATTCCAACAAGAGCCGCGCGTACTAATGACATTGACCCACGGCTTGGAAGCATTAAGTATTTCTTAAACAAGATGGTTGATGGTAAGCCGGGCTTTATCCTTAACAGGCGCAATTGCCTCACACTATTCAAAGGGTTTGTGAAAGATTATGTGTATGCCCGTGTTGCAGTTTCAGGTGAGGAAAGATACAAGGACAAGCCAAACAAGAATATGGCATCACATCCAATGGATGCTTTGGGCTATGCATGTTTGGAGATTGCAAGCGATAGAATTACTCAAGATAAAATGGGTGACACTAAGCACGTGAATATGTTTAATCCCGTTATGAGGATATTTTAAGTGGAAAAACGTTGTGATTATTGCAGGAAGTATTGTAAAAAGCTTGATGAAAGCAATAAATGTACACCATGCGACAAGGAGCTTAAAAGTGTTGCCGCCAAGATTGCTGGGCGATACAGTGTGGCATTAAAAAAACTGGCTGAAAGATAATGATAGATGTAAGAGGTATAATAAAACTTGCAATGGAGTCTTTGCCGATGACCGATCTGAATGAAGAGAATTACCATAGCTTTCTACATGAAATAAAGAATATGGCTATTGACATGCAGAACATGAAGGACAAAGTGGAATTACTGAGCGCTGATGCGCGCATAACAAGACTTGAACAATGCATGAATATTTTGCTGTTAGAAAATGCTAAACTCAAGTTGATTTTAGAAGACCTATGCAGTGAAGCAGAGAAAAAGTTAAACCTTAACCCTAAGACACGGAGAAAAAGTCATGAGTATTCAGTCACAGATCAACCTAGTTCTAAACTTTGCCGGTGAGGCTAACAATATCGTTCCCAGACTTGGTAGGCTTTATTGTCCACAAAACACACTGGCACAAATATCTGCTGCTGGGTTCTTGGATAAATTTTTATTAAGTCAAAGCATAAGCTTATTAGCAACCGATTTTGTTTTCGCTGTTGCGTCTGACGGTCATCAAGTTTACAGACCCGTTCTTACTGCTGGCTCATTCCAATTAACCGTTTTACCATAACTATAAACTAAAGGAGAAGTAACAATGTTGTTATCAGAAGCACTCGAACAATTGAAAGCTGGTAAAAGTCTTTATCGTACAGGATGGAATCCACAAGATGGATACATTGTTCTAATGCAAGGAATGACCCATGCTTGGAAGATAGTTCTAAGCCCTGCTCCAAATGCAGGGAATTATATATTTTCTGTTGAGGATTTATTATCCGATGACTGGGCTGAATATGAATATGCAAAGCCAGAGTTGTTGAATTAGCTTTAGAAGAAGTTGTGTAGGTAGGTAGTAAAAGGCGACTTTGGCATATTATTGTTGAGGTCGACTTTAAGGACACATTAACCCAAGGAATAGGGGCAGAGCATGGAAATCATTGCTGACGAAATGTCTATCGAAGACATCGATAGTATCAACGAGGCATTGCAAGAACGTCTTGCGGAAGCTGGCATTGATGAAGCTGAAGTGTTGAAGAACGCCCGTGAAGACCTTGTACTTTGGGATGGCTACTTTGGTGAGAACGTAACTCGCGGTAAAGATGATATGAACTTTGTATTGCGTGACCAATGGTCGGCCATTGAGCGCTCAGAATTTAGTCGTTTGTTTAAACCAGCGATGACCTTCAATAAGCTCTATGACACCACCAAAAAGGTAGTTGGCGAGCAACGCAAGAATAAACCCGATTTAATGGTTCGCTCACTTACTGGCAAATCAACACAAAAACAAATAGACCTAAGAGCGGATTTAGTAAGAACAATTTCATACCAGTCACAAAACGATTTAATCTATCAGACCGCATTTAAACAAGCCCTCATGATGGGTTATGGTGCGTATGAAATATGCCTTGATTACGAAAGCCCAAAATCATTTAATCAAGTAATAAGATACGAATTAATCCCAGATGTTACAAGGACATCATTTGACCCGACCGCCATGAAGCCACACAAGGGCGATGGTAACTTTTGTGCGCGTCAATACGTCTACACTAAAGAAGAGTTTTATGCGACTTATCCGCATGTAATGAACCCAGTCTCATATTCTGACCCAAGGTCATTGCTAGACTTTCAGTGGGAAACAAGAGACACAATCGTTGTATGTAAATACTCATGCAAAGAATGGTTTCCGTTAAAGCTATTCCTCCTATCTGATGGCACAAGTGTGACAGAGGATGAATGGGAAGATATGCAAGAAAATATTAAAATGCAAACAAACCTTGCCGACTCATCCGAGATAGTGGGCGACATGATACGCAAGAACATCCCGACAATAGTCGGTGAAAGAATGAGCAAGGACTATAAGATACGACAATATGTGCTTACGCAAAATCAAATCATTGAATTCACAGATTGGCCATCTAAGTACTTGCCTTTAATATTTGTAGATGGGGATTCTAACTTCATTAATGGGCAACAATACACCCGTTCGTTCATTCATGAAGCAAAGGATGCCCAGAAGTTCGTAAACTATGTGGGTTCAGAAGTTGCCGCTGAAATTAAGAATCGAAGACGCGAACAATGGATGGGTACGCCTGATAACATCCTTGGTAACGAACAAATGTGGCGTAATCCTGAGTTGCAAAATGGCATCTTGATTGCAAAACCAGACCCAAAAACTGGTGCCATGCCAAGCAAATTACCGCCATGGGAGCTCTCAAACTCATTATTACAGCAATATCAGCGTGGTTGTCAGGACATCCGAGAGATTCTTGGTTTCTCTGAAAATGAGGCGTTAGCCGGTCATGATATGTCTGGCAAGGCACGCCGTGAGCGCAAACTTGAAGGCTCAATGTCAGCTTACGTTTACTTCGATAACTTAAACCAGGCTATCGAGCAAGGTGGTCGTGTAGTACTTGATTTACTGCCGGTGATTGCTGGTGAGAATGAGCGTCATATGGTCGTATCAAAGTCTGATGGTCGCACTGAATCCATCATATTAAACAAGGTTATTGGTAAAGCAGAAAATGGTGATCAAATCAAAGATAACACATTGGAGGGCGGAGATTATGACGTTGAAATCGATACGGGCCCAAGTTTTGCTGTACAGAAAGACATTGCATTGGAGTTCTTCCAACAGACATTGCAAGCGAATCCTCAAACATTCCCTCTCATCGCTGACCTTTGGGCTAAGAATTTGGACATACAATTCATGCCGCAAATTGCAGAGAGGTTTAAAACGCTTGTGCCTCCTCAAATCTTGGCTAAAGAAGAAGGCAAGCAATTGCCTCCACAACCACCAAGCCCACAAGAACAAATGATGCAAGCTCAGATGAAAGCTCAACAACAACAAATGATGATGAATGAGCAAAAGATGCATCTTGAAGAGCAAGCATTAATGGAGCGAGCAGAAGAATTGAAGATTCGTAAGGAGAAACATCTTCTTGATCAAGCCGAAATGATTCTGAAATCTCAACAAATGCAGGAAAAAATGCATCTTGAGAAGCAACATCTTAAAGTTGAACACGGGAAATTATTGCTTGATGCAGATAAGGCAGAGAAAGACTTCTCATCCAATCTGGCTCAAGTGATGGCAAGTATTCATAAGCACAATAACCCACCTAAAAAGTAACTTATTTTAGCATTCCCATATGTGGGGTTTTATTTTGTACTAATGTGTCTATAATTTGTAATAACGCAAGAAGGATTCTTGCCGGGTTTCAGGCCGCCGTACGGTCTAGGGCATCGAGTGATGTCGAATGGAGATGAGCAGTCATGGATGAAGATCAGAATGCTTTAGCTGAACAAGTAAGCGGTGACGATGAAGATGTTGTTAATGGTGGCGTTGGCGTAGGTGATGCGGAAGAGCAAGGCGCTCCAGAAGCTGAACCAGAAGTTGCAGATCAGGATGACCCTTACGGCGTAAAGAAGCGGTTGGGAATGCAAGCCAAGAAACATCAAAGAGAAATGCGACAAATGCAAGAGCATATGATGCGAATGCAAGCACAACTCAGCGGTGATAGTGCAGAACCACAACAACAATCATATAGCCACAATTTTTATAGCTCACCCGGACAGCCTAGCGGCCAGCCAATGAGTGAAGAGGAAAAAATACAAAAGGCAGTACGGTTTGCTCTTGGCGCGAAGGAACACGAAGAGAAGCAAGCACAGGCAGCTGAACGTCAAGCTCATGTTCACAAACAGTATCAACGTTTGAATAATGAATTCGACAAAGCGTCTGATAAGTACGATGATTTTGACGATGTAGTAAGAGGCGAAGATATTCCTTTTACTCCACATGTGCGGGATGCACTGTTACTCGTTGAGAATCCAGCTGATGTAGCTTACAGGTTAGGCAAAAACAAATCTGAACTTGAAAGAATTTCCAGACTCCATCCCCTAGATCAGGCACGTGAAGTGAATAAGTTGTCATTTTCTCTGATGAGCGGCAACAGTGGGAAACCGCAAAGCCAAACTAAAGCTAACCCTTTGGGCGCTGTTAGAGCAAATCCAGCCCATTCAGGTGCCAAGGGTAATACTTCGGCTGCTGCTATTAGAGCGAAGATGAAGGCTGGCACATGGAAGTAACCAAGGGTTTTAAGGACTAAACTCTCAGAAACCAATGGAAGCTTCTAGGTGCTATTTAATGGATTAAATGGAGACCTAGCTAATGGCTAACCAATTTATTACAACCGACCTAGTGTCGAATACTGCATTGGCGATGTTTGCCAACAATGCCCCTTTTGTAATGACTGCCTCCCGTATTTACCAAGATGACTTCGTGTCTTCTGGTTACAAGATTGGCGACACATTACAAGTTCGTAGACAAAACCATTTCATCGTAGGTGATGGCTCTGTTGCAACTCCACAATCAATCATTGAAACGGTTGAAAGTATTGTTGTAGCTCACCAATACCACGCTCTGATTGCCTACACAATTCAAGATTTATCATTAAGAATCGAAGATTTCTCCAGATTGTTTATTGCTCCTGCTATTCAGGAAGTAATTACTCAGATGGAAAAAGACATTGCAAGCGCTGCCGAACAAGAACTTAACTTCTTCACAGGTACAGCTGGCGTTGCTATTAACTCCTTCACCACTGTAGATACTGCCGGTGCTAAATTGCTTGAGCAAGGTGTAAATATTGCATCTGATGCTTACATGGCAATGACTGTACGTGACGGTTCTAGCTTGAAAGGTGCGTTGTTAAATAACTTCACTCCTGTATTTAACGAAGACATCGTTAGAAGCTCTGCAATCGGTCACTTGTCATACTTTGACATTTTCCAATCTCAGAACATCAAACGTCATACTGCTGGTGCTGGGCCACGCCTGTACTCTGCTGACACCCTCCTTGTAAACGGTGCGGTCGCAAGCGGAAGCAGCATTGTTATGAGTGGTGCGACAATCAATATCACTGACTACTTTGTAGTTGGGGATGTGATTTCTATCGCTAGCGTTCAGTCTGTAAACCCTGTCGGACGTGCTGCAACTGGGCAAGATATGCAATGGGTGGCTACTGCTAATGCATCTTCGTCTGGTGCTGGTGCAATAA